GTTACCTTCTCTGGTAATGCAACTGTAACTACTGCTAACGCTTCTGTTGTTGGTACAAACTTGCAAATCCGCCAAGGTACTGTCTCATCTACTACAGGTAATTCTGGTTTATCCGTTATTGCCCCTGTAGCAGGTACTGGTAACGCAGCAGCATTGCCTGTTCGTGCAGTAGCAGTTGTTCCAGAAACAGCAACAGGTAACAACGCTTATGTTGAAGTGATTGTTAAATTGAATAACCCACAAATCTTGCGCACTACTGGCAACGATTACGTATAAGGAGCTATAAATGGCTATTTCACGTGCACAACTACTGAAAGAGTTGCTCCCTGGATTGAACGCATTGTTTGGTTTGGAGTACGCAACATACGGTCAAGAACACAAAGAGATCTACGAAACAGAGACCTCTGAGCGTTCTTTCGAAGAAGAGACCAAGCTCTCTGGCTTCTCCGCAGCACCTGTTAAAAACGAAGGCTCTGCCATCGCTTATGACAATGCTCAAGAAGCATGGACAGCTCGTTACAACCACGAAACTATCGCCCTTGGCTTTAGCTTGACTGAAGAGGCAATCGAAGACAACCTCTACGATTCTTTATCAGCTCGTTATACCAAAGGTCTAGCTCGTGCTATGGCTTATACCAAGCAGGTTAAAGCTGCTGCTGTATTGAACAATGGCTTCACAACTGGCTACAACGGTGGTGATGGCGTTCCTTTGTTCTCTGCATCACATCCATTGGTATCTGGCGGTACAAACAGCAACATCCCTTCAACTGCAGCTGACTTAAACGAGACTTCTTTGGAAGCCGCTGTTATTCAGATCGCTGGCTGGACAGATGAGCGTGGTTTGTTAATCGCTGCTAAACCTAAGAAGTTGGTTGTTCCTCCTGCACTCCAGTTCGTTGCAACTCGCTTGCTCGAAACTGAATTGCGTGTTGGTACAAACGACAATGACATCAACGCTATCAAGAACAACGGTTCTGTCGCAGAAGGTTACACTGTTAACCACTATTTGACCGACACCAATGCTTGGTTCCTGACTACTGACGTTCCAAACGGTATGAAGCATTTCGTTCGTACTCCTTTGGCTAACTCAATGGACGGTGACTTCGATACAGGTAACGTACGTTACAAGTCTCGTGAGCGTTATTCTTTCGGTTGGTCTGATCCACTCGGAATGTACGGTTCTGCTGGCGCTTAATCATAGCCCCCAGTGATAAGAAAGCCCCACCTTACCAGGTGGGGTTTTTCTTTATAAAAGACTTGCACTTATTTAAAAATGTAGTAATATCAAAGAAACCAGAATTTTGGTCTATCAAACTGATCTGGCAGACGCATACACGATTGATAGACTTATCTTTGTATGAAGGACAATTTAAAATGACTTTAGCTACTACCTCGTCTTTATGGCGTTCTACAGGTGGCGATTCAACTCGCACCGCTTATGCTGGCTCCATGGTTATGGCTGCACAGTTCTATATTGCTAACACTGCAGCAACCTCTAATGTAGTCATTTCTTCGGCTACTGGCGCTCCAGCCCTTATTCTTCCAGCTAACGCAGTTGTTACTGAAGTTATTATTTCTGGTGCTGCTGGTGGCAACTCTGCTGCTAACATTGGTTTTACACCTTTGATCGGTGTAGGCCCAGGCCAAACAACTACTTTAGGTACTAACGTTCCTAACGCATTTGTATCTGGTGGAAACGTAGCAGCTCGTACAGTATTTACTGTTGCAACTGGTGGCACATCAATGGGTAACGTAGCTAACGCTACTAACTTGATCGTTGTTACTAGCGCTCAAGGTTCTGCTGGTGCAAATGCTGGCGCAGTTACTGGCGACATCATTTACTACATTGCGGACAATGGTCAGCAAAACGTTTAATTAATCTAGGGGGATTTGTCCCCCACTTAAATCTTTAGGAGATTAATTATGGGAATGCAAACTGACGTATTTTCGTTACACCAACACGGTTCTGGATTTGCTTATACAAGCCGTACACGCCTAAGAGCAGTTTCTGTTCGTGGCGCTGCTGGTGCTTCACGTTTAGATATTTTTGATACTACAACAGCACCTGTAGCTGCTACTTATGGTCAAAATAACACTACTGTAACTGTTACAAGCACAAACCACGGCCTTGCAAATAATCAAGTTATTGGTATTGCGTTTGATGATGGTGTTGGTGGAACGCCAAACTCTAATGACTTTACTATCACTACTACTGGCGCTAACACCTTTACAGTAACAGCTATTAATTCAGCAAACATTACGGCAGGAGCTGTATGTCGTTATGCACAACGCTGGGTTTATACAACTGAAATGGTTGCTGGTGATATATACAACAATTACCAGTTGTTTCCAGCAGAAGGTATTTTGATCCAAAACGGTATTTATTGCGACATGAGTAACGTAACTTCATTGAGCGTTTTCTGTGGCTAAGAAGACCCCTTCTCTTGCAGTTGGACGAGGCGAAAAGCTCCCAGTGTCGAAAGGCGCTGGACTCACCGCAAAAGGCAGAGCAAAGTACAACAAGGCTACAGGTAGTAACTTAAAAGCCCCACAGCCTGAAGGTGGCCCACGTAAGAAGTCGTTCTGCGCACGTATGTCTGGTATGCCTGGTCCTATGAAAGACGAGAATGGTAAACCTACTCGTAAGGCAGCTAGTTTAAAAAGATGGAAATGTTAAAATGAGTGATATAGCAATCGAAACTGCTCGTGAGTTAGCTACCCATGCTAATGATATTGCCCATTTACAGGCTGATATGGATAAATTGGTTCAAGAAATGTCTGAGATTAAAACCGCTATCCAAAGCATTGAAAAGACTTTATCTGAAGCTAAAGGCGGCTGGAAAACATTGGCTGCTATTGGTGGGTTTGTTAGCGTTGTAACTGGTCTAGTTGGTTTTGTTGCTGGATATTGGGGACATAAATAATGCCTAGTAAATCAAAGAAACAACATAATTTTATGGCAGCTATTGCTCATTCTAAAGAGTTTGCAAAGAAAGCTGGCGTTCCTATGTCTGTTGGCAAAGACTTTGTAGAAGCAGATAAAGGTAAAAAGTTTCGTAAAGGTGGATCTACCAATCCATCAGAAGCTAAGATTGCAAACCCTAGAGTTCACCATGGTCAGATCCAGCTGCCAAACGTGAGTTTAAAAAAATATTCTGGATTTAAGGAAGGTGGAATGATGAAATCAGTAGATATGGAAAAAAACCCAGGATTGGCAAAACTTCCAACAGACGTTAGAAACAAAATGGGCTATATGAAAAAAGGCGGCATGGCTCATGAAGATATTAAAGAAGATATGCCAATGATGAAAAAAGTTGCTAAACAAGAAGTTAAAGCTCACGAAAAATCAATGCACGGCATGGCTAAAGGTGGCGTAACTCGTGCAGACGGTTGCGTTATGAAAGGCCACACCAAAGGCACAAAGATTAAGATGAAATCTGGCGGGATGTGCTAAATCATGGCTTACACCGAAACTGGCAAAGAAAAAGAGAAGCGTGAAGCCTATTACAAGGCTAACAAGGAAAAAGGTGTTCGTGCTGAAAAGCAGCGTGAATATGAGATGTTTGGCACAACCGAACAAAACATTCCTAAAGTCGATGTTATGGGTAACGTTTCTGGTATGAAAAAAGGTGGCTATGTAAAGGCTGCTGATGGTATTGCCAAGCGTGGTAAAACACGTGGAAAGATGTGCTAAGTGGATACTCCAGAAGAGGCAAAACAAAAAGTTCGTGAAATTAACGAGCAAGAAAAAGCCAAAGCTGAACGGGAGCGTCCACGCACGTATACTGAAAGACTGCAAGATATGGGTAGATTGCCAAAGCCTAGCGGTGGTTCAGGTGGCGGTGGTAGCGGAGGGGAATTAAAATCTTTGCAAAACCCAAGAGCCATGAAAAAAGGCGGTAAAATTAGTTCAGCCTCTAAACGTGCAGATGGCTGTTGCACTAAAGGTAAAACCAAAGGAAAAATGGTATGAGAGCTTCCCGTGGTATGGGTGACATAGCCCCAAGCAAGATGCCTAAAGGTGTACGCAAGGCACGTAGAGATAATACTGACTTCACGCAATACGCTGAAGGAGGAAAGGTAGGATTGTATGAAAATATTCATAAAAAACGTGCTCGGATTGCTGCAGGGTCTGGCGAGAAAATGCGAAAGCCTGGCAGTAAAGGTGCTCCGAGTAAAGCCGATTTCATCAAGTCCGCAAAAACCGCCAAGAAAGCCTAGAAAATATGTCAGAAAAGTGGATACAAAAGGCAATCAAAAAGCCAGGAGCGCTACGAAAAGCGTTGGGAGCAAAAGCAGGACAACCAATCCCAGCAAAAAAACTAGCAGCAGCAGCCAAAAAACCAGGAAAGTTGGGACAAAGAGCACGTCTCGCTGAGACTCTCAAAGGTATGAAAAAATGAGTACTACAGGGACCACAGCATTTAACTTAGACGTTAATGACCTTATTGAAGAGGCGTTTGAGCGCTGTGGCAGAGAACTTCGTACTGGATATGATTTTAGGACTGCAAGACGGTCTTTGAATCTGCTCACCATTGAATGGGCTAACAAGGGTATTAACTTGTGGACAGTTGAGCAGGGTGTAATTCCTATGGTTACTGGGCAGGCTATGTATCCATACCCATCTGACACGATTGATATGATGGATATGGTTATCCGTCAGAACAATGGCGTACAAAGCAACCAGATTGACATCAATATTAGCCGTATTGCCGAGCCTACTTACATGAGCTTGCCTAATAAATTGGCACAAGGCCGTCCAATTCAGGTATACGTCAATCGCCAATCAGGTCAAGAAAACCTTTCTAATGCTCTTTTAGCCACTGGAATTAGCTCTACTGATACTACAATTACTTTGACTTCTGCCGCTGGTTTAGCTTCTGCGGGGTTTATTAAGATTGGTACAGAAACAATTAGCTACCCTAACGTAAATGGTAACCAACTTTTAAATTGTGCTCGTGGACAAAACGGCACTACTGCAGCAGCACATAACGCTGGGGCTGCAATTACTGTACAGAATTTACCTTGTATTAATGTTTGGCCAACGCCTAATGCGCCTGGCAGTCAGTACCTTTTTGTGTACTACAGGCTTCGTAGGATACAAGATGCGGGGACTGGTATTTATGTACAGGACATCCCCTTTCGATTTATACCTTGCATGGTTGCAGGGTTGGCGTATCAACTTAGCACTAAGCTGCCAGACGTTGCCCCAGATAGAATAATGATGCTTAAGATGGCGTATGACGAGTCATTCCAATTAGCAGCGGACGAGGATAGAGATAAGTCTCCAGTTCGCTTTGTGCCAAGGAATATGTTCTATGCCTAATCAATTTGCATCTGGCAAACATTCCATTGCCGAATGTGACCGATGTGGCCAAAGATATAAGTTAAAGGAATTAAAGACACAGACGGTTAAAACAAAGCCATTTAAAATCAAGGTTTGTCATACTTGCTGGGACCCAGATCAACCACAGTTACAGCTGGGTATGTATCCTGTTAATGATCCGCAAGCAGTTAGAGACCCAAGGCCAGATGTAAGTTATCTTCAGTCTGGTAATAGTGGTCTTCAAATCAACATTAACGGTGGCACGGATGCTGATGGATTTGGCTATCCCGATATGGGTAGTAGGATTTTCCAGTGGGGATGGAACCCTGTTGGTGGCGCAAGATTATTTGATAGTGCTTTAACGCCAAATGACTTGATAGGTAACACACAAATTGGTACAGTTACAGTTAATATAACTTAGGAGTAAAAAATGACATACAAAAAAGGCGCAGACGGCATCACTAAAAAGGGCAAAACAGATGCAAAAATCTACCCAAATGAAGGCCCTACAGTAATTGACAATGGTCCAAAAAAGGGTTCACAGAAATTGGGTAAATCCATGAAAGCTGTTGGACGCAATATGGCTCGTGCTATGTTGCAAAAATCTTCAGGAAGAGGTCGTTAATCATGGCTAAATTTTCTATGAAACAAGGCGGAAAAGAAGTTGGTTCAGCTTCTGTTTATGCAGAGCCACATACCATGAAGGGCACTGCAATGAGTGCTAAAGATGCTATGTTATCTGTTAGCCGTAAACCTGACCCAACACGTCAAGTAGCAGGTGATTTCAAGCCAGGAAAGCCAGCAGCTCGTGTTAGTTTAGGCGATCCAGATCGTGACGATGTTAAGACAGAAGGCATTACTATGCGTGGTTATGGCGCTGCAACTAAAGGCATCAAGTCTAGAGGACCGATGGGTTAATGAACTACCAAGAACTTTTTTCGCAAATCCAGACGTATACTGAGAATCAGTTCCCAGATACGTTTGTACAGGTAACTACTGGGGGTAGCCAGACTAACGTCAATGCTGTCACTCAGATTAATACCTTTATTCAGCAAGCTGAAGCACGTATCTATAATACGGTGCAGATTCCTTCTTTACGAAAAAACGTTACAGGTAGTTTGACCGCTAATAATAAGTATCTAGCTTGCCCAAATGACTATTTGTCTACTTATTCTTTGGCAATCATTAATACTGATGGCACATACGAGTACTTATTAAATAAAGACGTTAACTATATCCGTCAAGCATATCCAAATCCTGGTGATACTGGTTTGCCTCGTTATTACGCTTTGTTTGGGTCTAGATTAAACGATCCTAATGAGTTGTCTTTTATACTTGGACCTACTCCAGATGCTGTATATACAGCAGAATTACACTATTTCTACTATCCAGAGTCTATCGTAGATCAGGGATCTTCATGGCTTGGTGACAATTACAGCCCTGCACTTTTATATGGTGCTCTTGTTGAGGCTTACACCTATATGAAA